GGCTCAATATGTTCGGCACCTGGTCCTCTCCGTTGGAGTAAACGCAGTCCGCCGGCACAGCGAATGTGACTGCCCGCGTCGGCACGTATCCGAACGGTCTCCCTGGATCGTACAAGTTCGAGTCATAGAACTGAATCGAGGTGGACCCGTCCCAGCCGTTGATCAGTCTTTCGTCTCTGGTGTCATAGGGGAACGTGGCAATCGTTTCCCCGTCGTCAAGGCAGACAATTGCGGTCGCCTCATAGTATGGGGATCCAAAGCCGTTATCGAGCACGCCATGTACCGACAGCTTCTTTCCCGGCCACGGGCTCGGGAACGACACCAGGCGGTAGTCGACGCCGGCCGGCTCCACGATGGCCAGGTGCTTGTGCGCGTGGTACTCCACCCGGACGCCGGTGGCGTCGTCCGTCGCCGACGGCGTGCCGAACGCCCGGCCGCCAAAGGTGGCGACCACCCTGTGCGCCGCGTCGATCTCGTCCTGGCCGACGGCAGACCCGTCGCGGCTGACGATTCGCAGCCCCCGCATGGCCTACACCCGCCTCCGGTCGCTTGGCGCGACGAGAAGCTCCAGCGCGTCGATCTCTGCGTCGGCGCCCGCCGTGTTGCTCAGCTCGATCTGCCAATAGACGCCGGCCAGACCTTTGCCGATCTGCACCTTGGCCGGGGCCATGGTGGCCGTGGCCCTCGAGAACGTGTAGCTGTACTCTTGCCCCTCGACCCGGCACGTCAGCACAAGCGGTTCGTCGCTCTGCGCGCCGACGTAGGCTGCCGGCACGCGCTTCACCCGGGACGACCCGAGGTTGGAAGTACCCAGCGTGATCGTCATGTCGATCGGCGCCGAATCGTCCGCATCGTCACCCAGGCGGAAAATGCCCGCCTCGTTGGCGCCGTAGTATTCGCCGTCGATCAGGGCGAAGGAGTTGAAGCGGAACCCCTCGTAGAAGCTGCCCGCCCCCGTGTTGAGGTTGTAGGCCCAGCCATCCGTGAAATCGGCAACGAACTGCAGGCCGGTGAGCACGGAGACCAGCGAGGCGGCAGACACCGAGTACACCGCTGCGACAGGCGCCGAGGTGGACAGCGCCGAGTTGCTGTCGACGGCGACTTCGAGAAGGCGATAGGCCGACGCCGTATGAACGGCGAGCACAGAGCTGTCGGCCAGCACGACCAGAATGACCGGCGACGACGCGCCGGACGAAGCTAGCACGGCAGAATCAGCGAACGCCAGGCGCAGCGGCTCACCGATCAGCCCGGTGACGACCGAGACGCCGCTGTCCACAGACACAGCGGCGACGCCGATCGCCGAGGCGCTCCCGCTGACCGACGAAAGGCTCGCAATTGACGAGCCGCCGGCCCCGGTGATGGCGCTCGCGCTTCCCGTGATGGCGTCCAACGCCGCGGAGGAGACGTTCCCTGACGCAGCGGTTGCCGAGCCGGTGAGGCTGTCGAGCGTGACGGAACTGGTACCGGTGCCTGGCGGCGCCGACTCTTTAAGCTCAATGTTCCAGAGGTGCCAATAACTCCGGCCGGAAGTTTCCGATATGGAGCCAGAGCTTGAACCGGATCCCCCAAGGGCTTTGGTTCCAACATCAATGTGGAAATTGCCGCCTCCTGTAGAGCTGTCGGCGGCAATTTCTCTGGACCAACCAGACGGAGTCGGCAGGCGCTCGCTGGCATTCCCTCCCTGCCCCCACCACAGGTAGCAGGCCACCGAATTCGCGGCGGTGGAAGTGATGCTTGAGACACTTTCCCCAGCAACCTCTCCGGCGTTCTTTTGCCACGCGGCACCGATACCGGACGCCCCGGAGAATTGGCAGATCACACCATTCGCCGCGTTGATGGCGGGGAGGGTGACGGTTGGCGCTGTCTCTGAGCCGTCAGCGATCCGATACGCAAACGACGTGTAGCCGTACGACGCTTGCTGCTGCCCGTCGAGTTTCGTCCATCCGGCGGGCCAGGTATGTGTCCCGCTTGTTGATCCTGACGCAACGAACCCGAGCAAGAGATTGCCGGCCGTGACGCCAGACGGGAGGGTCAACGAGATGTTGGTGCCGGCATACTGTAACGAGGCCGCCGAGTTGACGAAGGAGATAGCCATGTTGGCCGCCGGTCAGATCAATCAGGCGTTCGGCATCGTGCGTTGGAACGTCGTGATGGAAGTCGCGATACCGCCCGTCAGGGCCGTGCTCGTCATGTTCATGTCGGCCCCGGACGTGCCGATAGCCCCGTCCTCGCGGAAGAACTCCGCGGCCGAGTCCAGCGATCCCGCGTCAGCAACACTGCCGTACTGGCGGTAGTACCCGGCGGTGCCAGAGGACGCATTCACCCCGGACCAAGTTTGCGAGGCCAGTTTCGACACGGCGCCGCTCGAGGGCTCGCCGAACTTCAGGCCGTTGGCCGGATTCACGCCGCCGGCCATGTTGCTGTCGGTCTTGGTGAGCGTCGTCGTGGTCGACGCGACCACGAATCCGTTCGGGCTTGCTCCGGTCCCGGGGAGCGCCTTGATCGTGACCACCGCCCCGCTGCTCGTGGCCGTGTACTCGACGTTCGACTTGTTCCGGTTGATCTGCAGGGCGATATCGGCCGCGGTCTGGGTCAGCGACGTGTTGTACGGCACTGCCCCACCGAGGATGTCCACGCTGTTGACGGTGAGCGTGTTGAGCGACCCGGATGCGCCACCGGTGAGCGTGACGCTGCCTGTGGCGAGAACTTCTGCCGTTCGCGCGGCGCTGTTGTCGGTGATGGTGCACAGCAGGGTTCCGGTCACCGCGGCATCGGCGTTCGCCGGCTGCGACCCGCTGTAAATCTCCATCCGCCCGTTTTGGAACATGTCCTTGTACGAACCACCCGCGGCGAGGAAATTTCTGGCCGCGGTCGAAAGCTTGATGGTCATGGCGTGCCTCTCAGGAGCTGGTCATCGTGATGGAGCTGGTCACCTGCAGCAGGTCGTCGTCGAAGACCGATTTGGACGCAGCGAAGCGCACGGCAGATACCAGGGTGCCGGTCGTGCCGCCCTTCGTCAGGAGGGAGGTCATGACGATGCCGTAGACGGTCTTCGTCGCGTTCATGGTGAACACCGCCTTGCTCGCCGCGTTCGTGACGATTCCGCCGGATGCCGCGGCCGGCACCCACAGCACCCTGTTCGCCTCGTCGTAAGTGGTGCACTCGGTGGCCGCGGACGGGAACGCAGCCGCAGTCAGGCCGGCCACCGGCGTGTAGTTGCCCTCGAACAGAGCCACATACCAGTTTGGTGTCGGCGAGCCGGCCCGCAGCGCCACGTTCAAGATGTGGTTCAGCCCCTCGGTCGGGACCAGGTTGTGGACGGTCTCGACATCGATCAGCTTGCCGTTGCGGATGTGCTCGACGACGTGCTCGAAACCGACGCGCAGGATGGCGCCGCATCGCTCGTGCTTCATGGTGTGCTTCTCCTGATGATCTCGGCTTCCGCGTAGGAGCCGCATTGCAGGCTCGAGGCCTGCGCGTTGTTGCCGACGACGACGAACTGACGCAGGCTGTCCTTCTCACGGACCAGCGAGGCCGCTCCGCTCATGTCGCCAGGGGCGATCCGCTTCTCGGCAACGATCGACGCCTGGCCGCCGTCCAGTCCCACGATGGCCCCTCGCTCGGAGAACCAGATCGGATCACCAGTGCTCGGAATGATCGCCCGCGACCGCGGCACCCCACCGAATCCGAACACCGTCCGCATGCTGGCTTCCGGAGTGCCCGGAGCGCCGATCCAGTAGGTCTGGTCGGCACAGACGTAGATTCCGCTCGCAGCGGCCGCGATCAGCGACACGTCGGCCGGGAACTGGTAGAACTGCCTGCGCCGGTCGACGTGGTCGCAGTCCAGCGCCTCGGTGCCGAAGACCGTGTTGCCGCTGGCGATCCAGACCCGCCCCAGGCAGTAGTCCATGTCCGATCCGTAGGGCGGCGGCGACAGATGTCTCGTGCGCAGTTCCGCACCGAACGATCCGCGCGTCGACAGGGTTGCCGCAGCCGCCACCTCGGCAACCATAAAGAAGGCCTCGCCGTTCGCCGTCGTGAGGTAGAGGCGCTTGGCGACGACGGCCGGATCAGATGGCACGGGCAGGCCGTAGAACCCGATGTCCGCCGGCGACGCGAGCGTGATGCTCGACGATACCGATGCGCCCGACTCCCGGCCGTCGGTCAGAACGTAGGTGATGACCGCGTGATAGGTGCCTGCATCGAGCGCACCCGGTCCCTGCACCATCAAGGGCGGCGACACCGGTACATCGACGCCCCAAGGCACGACAGCCAAGCTGTTATCGATCCGCCCGCGGCTGGCCGCCGAGTTGAAGTAGACGCGCCCGTTGACCTCGAGGTAGCAGAGCGGGCCGGAGTTCGGCGCCAGCGTGGTGATCGCCTCCTTCGTGCCGTCTGCGAACAGGCGCCAAAGCGACTGCCCGGAAACGAAGAAAGCGGCGCCCGAGCTGCTCGCCCACAGGCTGTGCGCGCCCGGCTCGGCAAGAAACGGAGAGAACCCCTTGCGCCGGCGTATCTTGCCCGAGTCGAGCACGTCGGCGTTGACCGCCCGGCGGAGCGTTTTTGCGTCGAGCTCGTGGTCGGCGTGGATGTTGTCCATGCCGGACGGCCAGCCGTCGCGGGATACGGATTGGACACTCACCGCGGCGCCCCATTGGTCGCAGCCCGAATGACGTCGGCCATGCTGGCGAGGATGGCGGTTTCGGTGGTGGCGAGCATCACCCCCAGTCTCCGCTGGCACTTGCGCTTCCAAAGAAATCCCATCCTTCCAAGATTGATATTCTTTCATCAATCCTTTTCGCCAGCAGCTTGTATCCGATGGTCGAAAGATGGATCCATGCGCCGGACTCATCCGCCATGAAATCGGTATTCGCGTTTCCGCTTGCCTGCACGCACCAGTCGGCCGGATCAATGACTTGATACCCTGCCGCATACACGCGGCGCGCGTAATCCAATAAAGCGCTGTTGCGCCCCGAGGTGTAATGTGTGGAGTTCAAAGGCAGCACCGGCAACACAACCAAGGGCACGATATCGCGGGCGATCAACTGGTCTTCAACGATCGTCCTCAAACGAGTAAACATCGTGATCGCCGACGCATCAGCGACAAGATCGTTAATGCCGCCCTGCACGACAGCGAGACGCGGGACGTGAAAATTCGGGCGGTAAAGTCCAGTTGTGCCGGACGCGATTTTTGCAGCCACGTCCGTTGATATCTGATCCAGCCTATTGCCCGCTGTCGCGACCAGGATCACTTCCCTGCCGTGAGTGCTCGCGAGCAGTGCGCCAAAATCCGCGGCGTCGTTGGCCCAGGAGTCGCCGCAAACGAGAATACAGCTGCCGATTGAATCGGTAACGGATGCCGACTTTCCGGCGGCGCCGTAAAACGCGTATGAAAAATCTTCAACGGTGCCGGAAAGAGAATCAACCTCGCAGAGCTGAAAGTCCTCGAAGCGAATGAAGTCTCCGGCGGCGACGGTCTCGGCAGTGTTGCAGCCAAGGCCCACTCGCAGCGTCCACGACGATGCGGACGGCTGGAATCTGAAACCGTAGCGCGTCCCGGCAACAGGCATCAGCGTCGAAAATTTGAGTGATTGCGTACCCGACGTTGGGATTCCAGACGAAGCCATCCATTCGTCCGCATACGCTCCCGGTGTCGCCAGCGACAAAGCAACTACGGTCGCTGAAAACTCGTAGAATTTGCTTGTATCCAGCCCGGTCGCCGTCCATGCAGCAAGAATTCTTGCTGTCGAACCAGATGACGTCGCCACGCAATCGACGCGCCTCGGAGCTGGGTGCGTCCCGCTTACGGTCACGGTGCCCAGCGTCTGCACCACGCCTGGCGCAGTTGATGGGCTGATCAGATTGGTGCGGTACATCTCCCGCCGCGAGCGGAAGACGTTTTCCGTGCGTATAGTCTGCAAATCGTTGAGCGTCGCGTGCCCGGAATGCGGCGCTGCGGCAGCGGCATGGGCAGCGGACGATGCGCCGCCGGTTTCCACATCCGCCAGCCGCTTGTCGATCGACGTCGAGACCGCGCTGCCGTCCACACCGACCTTGGCCTGCAGCGCCTCAACCGCGTCGCACACGTTGTTGTGCAGAACGTGACCCTCTTTTCCTGGCGCGTTCCGCAAATCGGTTGCGCCCACGCGCTGAATTGCATCGAGCCCCGTTGGGAATGATGTTGCCATTTTCTACATCCTCACATTCACACGCACGGATGCGCGAAGATTTCCTGAAAGGCTCGCTGCCGAAGCTCCGCTCCAAGCGTCGCCGGACTGCCATGCCTGCCCGCCGCCCCATTGTGTGTAGTTGCCGAGCAACAGCCCGTCCCAAGTCCGCCCGTCGCTCCATCTCTCGGCGCCGCCCCATGCCGATGCAGCAACAGACACAACGGAATACGCGCGCTGTCGCAGCCTGATGGCCGGATCCGGCACGCGGCAGCGAATTACGCTAGGCACTTGTCGTAACCTCTGGCAGCACGGTCAAAACTGATTCAGCAGAGCAGATCGCATCGACCGCCGTTGCGTGGGCCAACTCGATGTCGAACACGTAATCCCGTGCCGTTAGGCCATCAAGCGCATCGTCATCAAGCCGAATCCACACCGTGCTCGTCGTTTCCTCAATCTCCAGCGTCCCATCCGTCGTATTGAGCGCCAGAATCACATCGCCGCCGACGCGCGTCTTGACATCCATGCGGGCAGACGTGTAGCTGGCGAGGCCCATTGGCGCGTAGAACGCCAGGTAGCCGCCGCTGGTGTAGGTCTTGAAGTTCGCCGAGCTGATGCCGTCGAAATCGACCGTATCGGCGTCAATCCACGTGACGCGATGGAACTCGTTGTCCCGGATCGAATTGCTATCCACGGCGTTCAGTTCCGTCATGCCCTTCGCGTCGACGATCGCCACGTACCAGCCGTCCGGGATGTTGTGGCCGGGAGCAGTGACGCGAAGTGGGGCGGACTTCTCCATTGCCGAGATTGCGGCGAAGGATAGCGTTCCGGTTTCGAGGCGCAGCGGGATGTCGGCTGATGCGCCTTTGCGCACGGAAAGCTTGAGCTTGCTCAGCACGGCGCGGACCTCATACCCACGCCCTCACCCTGTGCGGCCGATTGGCGTTGTTGTTGCGCCGATGGTCCGCGTCCGGCCGCCGGCCGAAGTAGTCTTCAAAGTCCGCAAGCCCCTGCTCGGCCCGCTTCTTGTCCCCGAAATCCGAGTCAGGAACCATGTACGCCCGGTACCGCACCCATCCGTCGAGCCGGCGATGATGCGCGACGGAGATCTCCGGCTCATCAGAGTCGTCCGCCATCGGATTGACCGGTGTGCGATAGCAATCGAGCCTCAGTTCCCCGGACGCGGCCACGATCCTGTTGAGCGTGATCGACGAGTCGTCATGGATGAAGGCGGTAGGCCGCTCGATGGTGTCTCGCCAGTCGCGGAGCAGCCGGTCCTGCTCGTAGCGATCGGACGCAGAAAGCCAGTACGTCGTAGCGCCCTCAACGATCCTCGCGGTGCGAACCTCGACGACCCGCGCCGGCAGCGCGATCTCGAAATCGCCGGGGATGAGCGACAGAGGAAGTGTCTCGCGCAGCAGGCTCTTGCGAATCGCCGCCTCTTCGACCGCTTCGTTGAACCAGCGCGTCAGATCGAGATTCGACCAGTTCGGTGGGACGCCCGTGTCGCGCTCATCGACGCGAAACGCGCTGATGAGTTCTGCGAGCGTCATCCAGCAATCCCGAACTGATCGACCAGGCGCACGGCCTGCTCGCGAAGCGCCGAGACGCCAAGCCGTCCGTCGACAGGCGCCCGGTAGTTGGTCACGATGAACTCGCGCAGGCCGTCGCGATCCATCCTGGCGATCGAGTCGCGGACCGACTGCTCCGGCGAATCGGCCCTCTCCCGCTTGTCAGCGACCTGGCCAATCGGCTCATCCAGACCATCCGAAGTGGGCTCCGCAGATACCGGATCGGCTCTCACGTACTGGTCGATGTGAACCAGCATCTTCGCCGCCACTTCAGGGATGACTGCCTTGACCTGTCCGCGCACCCACAGCCCTGTGCCGTAGAGGGCATCCAGGTACTCGTCGGTCTTGCCGATGTACTCTACCGGCGTGGCGACAACTCTCGACGCACCGACGACACTGACCACATCTTGCATGCTGAACTCCTGATGATCGAACAGCCCGAGCGTCCGGGCTGCTCCACAAGCCGACTCGAGAGTTACGGCGCGCCGACGACCTGGCCGGTCACGATGACGTCGAGGATGCCGACGGCCGAATGGTTGGCGCCAGCATTGGTCAGGACCAGGTATGCGTTCTTGGGCAGAACCACCGGCGCAACGGTCGCAGAGTTGACAAGCCTGGCCAGCGCCGACAGAGCCGTACCAGCGGCAAAGAAGAAGGCATCGTTCTGCGGCACGGCGGTCGAATCGACACCGTCGACGTACTGGAACCCGATCTTGCAGGTGGTGGACGCCGCGAATGCGTCCGAGATGATCAACTCGGCGTTCTGCAGCTCGGTGCCGGCCGGGATGATGCCCAGGCGAACCACGTCGCTGATGAGGATGGCCGTCGCCTGGTCCGAATCGACGATGACGCCGCTCGCGTTGGTGGTCATGTTGTACCGCTGCCGCCAGACGTTGCCATACGGCACGCCGCCGTGACTGCGAGCCTGGCGGATGTACTTCTTGGTGACTGTTGCCATGTGGTTCTCCTTCTGGGCGCGCGGTCAGCTTCGTTACCGCGCGCCGGTTGATCAGTTCGCCCTGGTTACGGAACCAGCCTGACGGCAGTGTCGATGGCGATGACTCCGTGGTCGGTGTATTCCATCCCGGACCCGAAATCCATCAGGTAGCGAATCTTCGACTTGCCACCGATTCCGCCGACGAGCACTTCCAGCTTGTCGTCGTGGTCCAGTTCCTTTTCCGACCAGAAGTACGAGTCACCGCTCTTGCGCGCCTTGCCGAACGCCTCGCCAAGCGCCTGCCCGCCAAGCAGAATCGCCCGGTCGATGGCGAACGTCGTACCGAACGCCGCGGGCACGAGGTCCGTTGCCGTCTCGGTGAGGCTTGACGTCGAGGCGCACCAGCGCAGGCTGTCGCCGGCGAAGAAACGGATCGGCTTGGGCATCTTGACGATGAGGATGCCGTTCCACAGGCCGGCCTCGCCCATGAAGATCGGGTGGTTCTTGGCCATCCCGGCACGTGCCATCGCGTTGGCTTGGAAGGTGCGGAAGTTGGTGCTCTGGACGATCGATGTGTACTGCTCGGACGACACCAGCAGCACGCGCAGCGGGGCATCATCGGCGGCCTGATCGCCGTCGAACCGGACCCCCTGCGGCGGCAACGGCATGCTGTCGAGTTTGGTGCGCAGCGCGTCGATCACATCGGCCGTCATGGTGTCGGTCGAGGCGATCGTGATCTCGTTACCGGCCGCAACGACCTTCTTGAGCGAACCGGACGACGCCAGGTAGTGCCTGTTGCGCGTCGGCGCGCGAACCGGGTTGATCATGATGCTGGAGAAATCGGGGTCGGAGGTCAGCGGCACCGCCCATTCGATGTTGTAGTCGGAGCCGCGTGCGCCGGCCAAATGCACCAGCGCCGACTGGTCCTCGTAGCGCTTGATGAAGTTGAGCGCCTGAGCCCTGGCCAGCTTGCGCAACTGATGCGGCGTGCGCTGCTGCGACATCGAGTCGCCACCACTGATCGGCTTGCGGTACTGGTTGATCCGCAGTGAGTCGAACGCGAAGTCCATGGGGTCGCCGTTACCCTCGGCGTATGCGGCGCCCATGATCGGCTTGCCGCCGATCGGTTGTACGAGGTCGAACTTGATCTCATCGCCTGGGCCTCGGGAGAGGTCCTTGCAGCGCACGATCGGGTAGTCGTTCGACGTGTGGAACCGCAACTTGTCTTCGGACTCGTCCTGCGTCGGCATCTTGCCGGCCAGGCGGTTGAGGATGGTGAGGCGCTGCATGCACGCCGAGAAAAGAGCAACCGACTGCAGACTGATCGCCTGCGGGGCGCCGTATGGGATGGTCGTGGTGGTCATTGTGTAGCTCCAGCTAAAGGGATTCGCGCGCCATCACGGCGGGCTTTTCGTCGGTTACAGGATTCGTGACACGGCGGCCTCGATCTGGTCCGGTGTCATCTTGGAGAACTTCGCGGACAGTTGAGCCGGGCTCATGTTGAGCATCGCCTCGGCCTCGTCGTGGTGCGGAACGGACGCAGACGGGATCGCCGACATGCTGTTCGGAGCGGGAGACTTGGCCTTGGCGATCGCCGCTGCGGCCTTGGCCTCGATGTCTCCGGCCCCGCTGGCGTCGGGCTTCGGCGGGGGCGGATCGACGTACATCTTGACCACTTTGGCCACCGCATCCGCGAGCGCCTTGTCAGGCGGCGAGCCGTTGTTCGCGTACAAGAAGGCGCTCAGCGCCTGCACTTGAGCGATGGCTTCGTGGTTCGCCTCCGGGCCGGTGTGATCCAGGAACGGATAATCGGCGATGGCCTTGGCCGCAGCAGCCTCCACCGCCTGTTCTGCGGCGCGCTGCCTGGCCTCGGCATCACGGCGTTCGATCCTCTGGTACGCCGCTTCCTCGGCCCTGCGCGTCAACTCGGCGTCGATCTTCTCCTGAATCTCGGCCTCGAGCGTTTCGTTGTCAGCGAACACCGCCTCGCGCAGCTCGCGGCGCAGTTCCTTCAGATCGACGACGGGCGGCTCCGGTTGTGTCTCGGCCTGCCGCTGGACAAGAGCCTCTTCGGCCCTCGCCTGCCAGTACCTGGCTTGCTCTCTGGCAGCCTGAAGCTCCTCGAACGGAATCGTGTGCTTTCCGTCCTTGGCCAACACGACTGGTGCTTCCGGCGGATCGCTGTTGGCTTCCGCAGGATCGGCCTCCTGCTGCTCCGGGTTCGTCTCGTCTGTTGCCGCAGCGTCGGGCGGAACGCTGGAAATTTCGCCCTCGATTGACTGGCCCTCTGCCAACTTGGCCTGGTCTTCGGCACTCAGTTTCTCGAACTCTTCCGGATGCGCCAGGAAATAGTCGAAGTCCTTGCTCATTGCTACGCGCTCCATCTACGGGAGTCGCCTGCCCTCACGGCAGGCTATCCGGTCACATATCGCCGTGAAGCGGGATGTGAGCGGCGGTTGCTACAAATGGCCTGGCCCCGAGAGGCCAGACCTCCATCTGCTGCGGATTCGCGCGCCATCACGGCGGGCTTTCTGCCGGCTGAACTCCGGCTGCGCTATGTATAGCGCGCGCCGGTCATGATAGGAAGCGCTACCAGTCCATCCAGACGATGTTGGTCGCGGTCGTGGCGAACATGACCCTGCCGCCAGAGACGTCGAGCTGCGCGCCTGCGGGCACAGCAGAAAACGTCACGGCTGCCCCGTCCACAGCGTTCTTGACGACGACGTTTCCTGTGCCGCCGACGTACAGCCGCTTGAACTGCAAGTCGGTGCTGTCGCTCGGCGTCACGGCGCCGTAACGGACGGCCGAACTCGATGTGCTCACGTTGCTCATTGCGTTGTCCTTTGCTCGGTTGCTCTTGCCATCCGGCCGTCCCTATCGACTCCGCTCCCTGGCCGATTGAAGACCTTTGGCATGGGGACAGTCGGCCACGGCCAACCGTATGCAACAACAGACCCAGCCGCCAACGCCTCCGGCGCGTCGATTGACGCTTCTGTCCCCCAGATGTGCCCGCGCGACTCGATGTGCGAAAGCTTCCAAGTGTCGGTCGTCGGGAAACGATTCGGCGGCCCGGTCACACAGCGACGATCGATGTGCCCCTGATACGTCTCGCTCATGCCTCGCCTCCTTCGATCCCCGATCGCATGCCGACATCAGGGTTCGCCGGGTACAGCGGCGACGTGTTCTGGGGCAGATTGGCCGACTCGGCGCCTTCTGGCGCCTGGGCGATCAACGGCGCTGCGTCGTGGTCTGGCATTCCTGCGGAGCGCAGAATCTGGTCTGCCGACAGAGCGACGCCGGGGACCATGGCGATTTGATTCGCGGCCTGCGTCGCGCTGAAGAATCCCTCGACGGCCTTTGTCGCGGCCTCGGCTACGACCTTTTGAACCTGTGCGTCGATCAGCGGCTGCTGTTGCCTCAGCTTCTGCATTTCCAGCTCGTACCGCGCTTTGGTGAGCGCCTGTTCGACGGCCGCCCTGATCTGCTCCTGCACCTGCTCCGGCGTGGCGCTGGCGCCGGCCTCCTTGATGGCCCGGATGAGATCCTCGCGATTCGGGATGTCCATGAGCGCCAACAGGAACGGCAGCATCAGCGGCTGGAACTGTGGCGGCGCCGCTTTGAACGCCTCGGACATCGCCGCGAGCTGCTGCTGCTTGAACGTCGCCGCAGACGGAACGTTGTCGACCACCACTTTGGTCTTGACGCGCTCGATGTCGTTGTTCAGATACCGCACTCCGGTCTGGTCGTCGGTCGCCGGCGAGTTGAGAATCACCGTCCTGTCCGGCCGGATCCCGCCGCCGTTGATGAACACCGACTCCTGCTTGCCGATGCCATCCTCGATGATCAGCGACAGCAACAGATCACCGACGGCCGCCCGGGCCGTCTTGAAGTTGTCGAGGATGTCCGCCAGGCTCTGATTGCTCTGCTCGACCTGGGAGTTGAACTGCACGCCGCTGGTCGTGTTGGAGTTTTGCCCCTGGAACTCGGAATAGATGCCGCCGACCCTGCGCAGACCGTCCCGGGAGTCCTGCAGGCGCTGGAACTGCTGCTGTGTCAACTGCAGGTCGGTTTCGACCTTGAACACACCGCCGTCGCGCATCGCCTTGTCGTCGAGCACGATGTCGGCGTCTGGCCGCGCTACCTCCTGCCGGAATTGCTCATCGCTGCCGACGACGGCGCCCTTGGTGCGCACCACGCGTCGCGCCGACATCATCCACTGCGATTTGCTGTGCAAGGCGTTGATCTGGTCCTGCAGGTACATCATCCCGCGCGCCAGGGCAAATGGAACGCCGGTCCTGTCTTCACGTTTGCCCCAGAACGGAACGTAGGGGAACTTGTTGTGCCGGTACGGGCTCGGCCCGTCGGACAGCTTGTGCGGCCCCATCCACCACGCCAGCCGGACCCGTGACACGATCGCCCACTCCAACTCGACCGCGCCTTCGGCGACGACGAGCTGGTGCATCGCATCGCGCTTGTCGTACTCGACCACCCGGCCATCCGGCGACTTGATCACCAGCGCGCGCTCCCAGCGGCGATACCAGACCTCGAACAGACAGACGCGGCGGTTGTGCAGGTCGCGCCACTCCTGCTCCTCGACCGTCCATCCGCGCTCCTGATCGGCCGAGGCGTACAACTGCGCCGAATCGCCGCCATCCAGCGTCAGCGAACTGTAGTCGAATCCAAGCCACCCGGAGCTTGCGCTATCGATCAACGTCGCCTTGTCGTGGAACATCAGTTTCGGGATCCGCCGGTCGAACCACTTGCGCCGCACCAGATAGCGCGCGTTGCTCAGGTCCGGCTTTGCGAACCAGTCGTGAAAGATCTCGTTGCGATGGACCGCCTCGACGACGTAAGGGTACTTGAACGGATCCTGCTCGCGGCCGACGTAAACCCACCCAAGACCGACCTTGATCTGCGGCGCGAACGCATCGGAGCACGCCATATCGGCCCCGGATCGCGCCTCAGCCTGGTGCAGCTTGTAGTTGAGTGCGTCGGCCACATCCTCGCTGTCATCCTGCGAATCTGGAACCACCTTCCAGTCACCGCGGTTCCGAACCTCGAGCCCGAGCACGGCGTCAATCGTCGGTCCCATCAGCGGTTCTACCGCCGGAGGAATACCGAGTTCCTGCATTCGGGCAAGGATCTCGCTGTCGAGCTGGTTGCCGTCGCAGTAGTCCATCTCCTTGTCGGCCTTGGTGCGCCACGCCGGCTGATCCCGGATCTCGTCGAGGAATTGCGTGAACTCCTCCAGCGAAAGTTCGACGCCATCACCTCTGCCTGCCATCCCTACAACCTCCAATCCGATGTGCGCCTTGACGACCGCGACGACTCCGAAACCGTTGCCACAACGAACGTGTCGCCCCGATCAGCCACCTGTCCGAACTGCCGAAAGGCGTCCGCGCCGTGAGAGTCGTCATTGTGCTCATGATCGTCCGACCAGCAACCCCGCGCGCGATCCCAGCGCTTGCGGTATCCCGATAGCCGCTTGATGCCTTGCTGGCATCCCGACTCATCGAACAGGCATGACGCAAACTGTCGGCGAGTCGCCTGTATCCCGGCCATCAGTTGCGTCACCCGCGGCACCACTCTGAAGCGCTGTCCGGGCAGCAACTCTTCCAGCATCTCGCGAATGCTCTGGTTGTGGTCCGCGTCGCGGCCGATCCGCTTGTGGTCCGCTTCGTGCGGCAGGTAGTGGGTGCCGAAGATGAAGCCGGTTTTCTGCAGCTCGGAAGCGTAGTGGTCGAGATCCTCGCCGCTTGCCTCGTAGTACCGGATGAACCGGTTTTCCGGCCCGACACGCTGGTGGAACCAGATGCACGTCATGTCGCCTTTGCCGATGTCCCAGAAGGTGTTCACCGGAGCCGAGACGCGCGGCAGACTCGGCACGATGCGGCCCTGCAGGCGCGCCGTGGTGATCTGGGTCGCGTAGTAGCAGCCTTCCATCGACACGGAAAAGGCCTCGTCCGGATAGCTCGGGTATTCCTGCCACATCAACGGCGCTTCGTCGGCGAAGTCAGCCCGCCGCGTGGCCACGTACCAGGCGCGCTTGCGCAGCGAGATCGGGCGCCCGATGATCGACTCGACGCGCCGGAAATACTCTTGGTCATGATCGGTCATGACGACGAGGCCCGGATCGAGCTCATACTCGTCGGCGTCCCACCACGAGAAGAAATGAAAGCGGTAGTCCTTCTCGGTCAGCGGGCGCCTCGCGTCAGCGGCCGCCTTGGCGATTTGCGCGAGGTCGTAGAAGGCCCCGTCCTGCCCCTCGGCGGTGCTCTCGACCACCAGTACGCCGGACGTCGGCACGGCCGGAATCGAGCCCGTGAGAACCTCCCGGGCCTTGAACGGATACTTCGCGGCGATCTTCCCCAGCTCGCTGACGTGGAGCCGATGGATCGTGCCCGACCTCATCGATGTCGCGACCCGGATCGTCGCGCCGTTGTGCGCAAAGACCAGCTCCGTCGCCGTCTTCTTCTCGAGCGGGAATTCCTTCTTCAACCAGGCCGGCAGGTGCTCGTAGGCGAACACGACCTTCGTCCTGAAGATCTCCTCCGCAGCCTCTCGCTCGTGGGCGATGATCCCGCAGTAAACCGGCCCCGTGGAAAACAGCGCCGTGTCGAGCCATAGAATCGCCATCAGCGTAGTGATGCCACGCTGGCGTGCCTTGAGTACCAGGTTTCGATGCCACAGCTTCGCCAACAGCTTGCGCTGCACGACGTTCGGATCGAAACGGACTACCAACTCATCATGATCGTTTTCGCCTTTGGTGATGATCCAGTACAGCCGGCTCAGGCGAATGTCCGGGTCGTCAAGGATCTCCCGTATCGCCTCGATGCTCTCAGCGTCGAACGGCTCGTCGCCAGGCTGCCGGCTACTCGCTGCTGGCACCGCTTGGCTCCTGCCGGTCACCGTGGCTTTTCTTCGGCACAATCACCTTGCCGCCGAGCGACGCGAGCATGTCGCGTATCGGCGTAGCCTGCTGCTCGTTGTCCTTCTCGTACAGGCCCAGGTGCCTGGCCGCCTTCTCCAGCGCCGCGTTCTTGTCCCAGAACCGGTACTTGATCCGCCCGTTCGCGTCGATCTCGAAGGACGCCACCGCTGCGCGTGTCGCAGCATCCAACTCGTGCGGCAACTTCACGCGCCCGTCCGGGTGCATGATCCCGGACACGTCGGAGTGCGCCAGCTTCGCGATCTCGTCCAGCACACGGGCGGCTTCCAGAGTCGAAACCTTTGCTGCTGCAACACGCAAGGCCGCAATCCTTGCCTTTACCTTGTAACTCGCCGCCATCCTGCTGGCGGCCTCGTGAACCGTTTCGGGCGCCCACTGCAATGATCGCGGGTACGCTTTTCGATACGCGTCGGACAGGCTCGACCCTGCAGCCACGGCCACCGCAAACGCCTCCTGCTGGGCCGTCAGACCATGCTCGTTGAACCGGCTCATGGCTTCGCCCGATACCGCATGTAGCGCGGGTTCCTGGCCACATCCTGCACCACGTCGACCAAACCCCATCGTCTCAGGCACAGGAGCGCCCAGGCCACCGACGGATGCCTGAGCTTGAGAGCGCAGCGGATCTCGCACTGCCTCCTGAACACAGGCTCCGATCGCAGATAGTCGAGAACCATGCCGGTCGCAGTGGTTTGCGACGGGCTCACCTTGCCGTATGCGCTCTCTCCGGATTGCACGCGATGCTCCCTGGTGAGTGCCGACAGCTGGGCGGCGAGGCTGTAGGGATCGTGCGTCATGACCGAACAACTCACCGCCCCGTCACCCGCACGAACAGTGCTCCACCGGGCACCGTCGGCCCGCTCCGTAGCGCTCGTCAATCCTGCTGTACCTGGGCACCACCGATCCTCCTCCATTCCGTCGAAACATCAGCCACGAGCTGTCGCGCCGCCGCGTCGCCGCGCTTCTCGGCCACCTTCGCGTAGTACGCCTTGCGGTTCTGCGCTGGCCACCGCATGACGGTCCGGGCCTCGCAGCGCGCTCTGTGCGCCTCGCTCCAGGTGCAGTCGGGGTTGTCGCACGGCTTGGGCCCGCACATTCACGGTGCCACCCATTGCAGGCCGTCCCAGCGTTTCAGCAGATTTTTCCCGGTCCCGTCGCAGACACCAGACGACTTGTGACCGGAGAGAATGCCCGCAAGCTGGCTGTCGCCGAGTTCAGCGCCGCGCCGCAGGACATCGAGCGCCCACTGCGACCGCAGTCGCTTCGCCCACTCCAGCGGATCGAGCGTGTCCATGCTCGGCGTCGCAAGTTGCTTCATATCGGCGTCACGCTTCATGCCGCCTCACCACCCTTGAGCTGCCGCAGAAGGCCAGCGATCCGCCGCCTGAATTCGGGATCATTCGGCATCGGAGCGGGCGGCCCGCCGATCAAGCCAGCGATGAAAGCGCCCTTTGCGTTGATCGGAGGGGGCAACAATCCAGCGGCGTGCTGGCTGCTCAATCGCCCGCTTGCCACCGCGCGATCAAGTGCCGCCTGCCGGCGAACAGGGTCATGCCCAAGGCTCGGAACCCAGCGCGGGTGATCGCTGCTCGCCCTGACGATTCGCTCGTAAGCGTCCCTGAATGCCATCCTCGCACCAATCTCGTCGCCTGCATCGAGAACCGGCCTCGCAACAGCAGCGGCTTCTGCGATCTGGTCAGTCCAGACCACCGTTTCCTCTTCGTCCTGCGATGCGAGGACCAGCGACCACGCCTCGTTGGCTGTTGGATGTCCGCCCGATGCGCTCATCCGGTCAAGCACATCGCCGATTGTCAGTCGGCCCCTCACTTCACGCCTGCACCGCGTCAGCGCAGCGAGGACATCAGCCTCTGGATACGCCATCAGGTCGGCTTCAAACACCCTCAGCGCCGCCTCGCTGAGTTCCGTCCCGGTCAGTTCCGCTGTTGCCGCGATCGCCTTCAGGACACTGCTCATCCCGTTGCCTCTCCTCGCTCCGCCAAAATCCGATTGACTGCTGCCAGCATCGTCCCTGTCCGCTCCTGCTGCCGTGCTGCGATCCCGGTGACTTGCCTTTTCGTGGCCCACTCCGTTCGCAACTTTTCGGCATCGGCCAGCATCGCCCCGGTGTCGTGGCAGCGCTTCGCGTAGTACGCCGAGCAGTGGCTGAGGTAGTACCTCGCGACGGACGGCGCCTCGTCCTGTCCGACGCGCCTGACGAACGCCTTGATCGCCGCCGACACCTTGGCGTTGCGAACCGGAGACACGCCGTACCGATCGATGTGAGCCTCGACGTAGGCATCCCAGGTGGCCCGGCAGGCATCCTGCTCGGCCGATGCGGAGCCCCGCGGCGGACGCTTCTCCGACTCAGCGACGAGATGCAGGGCCGGCGAGCTGTCAGCTGGGGGCGTCGCCGGCAAAGCCGGCGCGAAATCGGCGATCGCGCGACCAACCACATTTCCAGCGTCTGACGACGCTGGCCCCCCTGAAGGAACCTCCCCTACCGAAAGAGCTTCGGGTACACCAAAGACAGATCCCTGTCCCTGTCCCTGTCCCTGTCCCTGTCCCTGTCCCTGTCCCTGTCCCTGTCCCTGTCCCTGTCCCTGTCCCTGTCCCTTTCGGCATGTCGTCGACGAACCGAACGCATCATCGCCGCATTGCGGTTGGTGTGCGGTTGGTGTGCGATTCGCATCGAAAACCGATGCGTTGCGCATCGCAAGATCATGATCTTCGCATTGCTGTTTTTGTGCGTTCCAACGTGCGTCTGCGGCGGCCTTGGCAGCGGAAATCCTGCGCTCCTTACGATCGCGGTATTCCAGCTTCTCTGTCCAAGCCGCGAGAGCCTTCTCTGCGACCACCGGGTGATACAGACGGGCATCCTCACAGAGCACCCAGCCGCGCAGACCACCAGCCGCGCGAACGCGCTTCCATCCTTTGATGTCGCGGCCGAATCCAAGCAGCCTGGCGAGCAACGCGTCGTCGTCCGGCAAAGATGCGGCCGGCGTCTGATGCCACGACACGCACCACGACAGGACCGCGCATCGGAAGACCTCGGCATCTTCGACGCACGAGAGGTCTGAGTCGCGCAGCCGAAGCACATCCAGAGGCATGAACTGAAAGTCGCGCAGATCAACGTCTGGCGGCACGAGAGGTGAGGTCATTTGTCTTCCATGTGTCCTTCGACGATCGCCAGCGCCTCCTCAACCGAGCACGCGACCCCGGCCAGCCCTCCGGCGGCGACCGTCTCGTCCAACCGCTCGCGTTGCTCTGGCGTGACCGTGTTTCGCCTCGACGGGGTCTTGACCTCGATGCGAAAGCGGCGAGGCGGGCAACCCTTGAGTCTGCCGACGATATCCGGAGTGCCCGCCTCGCCCCACCGGCGCCAAGCCGTCCGAGAGCCATCCGGGCGCACCATCTGCCCAGACGACACGCCGACGACGGAAACCTCCAGCACCAATGGATGCGCGCTCAGGGCATTGAAGATCGCCGTCTTGATGTCCTTCTCGAGCAGCCGTGGCGGCCTGATCGTCCCAGGCCTGCGACGCTTTGGTTGCGCCGGCGGATCGAACAACGCCGGCTGCAGATGACGCATCGCAAGCATGTCGGTCCACTGTTTCCGTTGCCTGGACATGATTTCTGTCAGCCGCGAAAGCCGATCAATCTAGCGGTCGGAAAGATGCTCACGTCCTTCGCGCGAGCCAGACCGTCGGACACCGGAACCTCTTCGATCGCGAACTGCAATAGCTCTTCGCTTTCTCTCGCGCGGCGCTTGAACTTCTTCTTGGCGTGCTCCGCGTTGGAAGCGAAACATGCCGTAGCGCAGTGCACGACGAATCGCCGATCCGTAGGGTTCACCACGGTCTTCTGCCACACAGCATCCGAGCCATTCTTCCGCCGTATCACGGCGTCCGGAACTTCCTGTCTGACAAGCTCGGCGTGATGCCGCAGCAGGCAGGCTCTGCCGCCCTCCTTCACCACGTAGTCGACCATGTACTCGGAGAAGTCCGAGACGTCGATCACATACGTGAGCTTCGCTCGAACCTCGTCTGCTGACGTCCCGATCACGGCGTACTCGTTCCGCGTGATGATGAGGCCGTCAGGTGCTATGGTCTTGCCAGTCACCATGACCCGGTAAATCTGGCCTTGAACGATCACCTTGTCCGTCATTTCTTCATCCTCGAGCAGTGCCGAAGCATGATCAGCAGGGCCGCGTGGTCGTAACGCTGGACGAGCGCCAACATTCCAACCTGTCGCCGGAACTTCTTCACGTCGCGCTTGATTGCCATCACTCGGGCCCCAGGTAGAAGTCGCCGGGGGACAGCGGATCGAGCACCGCCGAGAACGTCTCGCAGTAGGCGAGCATCGCCGCATGGCAAACAGACAGTGGCCAGAGCGTCCAGGCGAGATTGATCAGGTTGCACAGCTTCTCGCCCGGTGCCTGCGGCCGGAGCGGATGCAGGAGGCGGCGCTGCGTCGGCGTCATGATCGCCGCCTCCACGATCTCGCAGATCGCCGGGACCGCTGCAGGGAAAGGAGGTCTGTCGAGCGTGTCGACAGGCCCGTAGTGGTCATCGGTCGCCATCACTCGAAGCCCTCGCTCCCGATGTCCCGAACGGCGCGCAACAGCACTGCGCAGCCGCTGCAGACGAGCGCCCCTGCGACTGCCGGAATGCCGATGAGAACCGTCAGCAGGATCCGAACGCCCAACAGGACCAGTTGCCGAACGCCCGACCGCAACCCTCGCCGCTGGCGGGCCGGCCGGTGCGGAATCGCCCACTCAGTGTTCTCCATCGCTTCTTTCCTCCTTCCCGTAGTCAATGGCCCCAACGCCGGGGCTGCCGCTTCCATATCCCGGCGCACCAGGCTCGCCGACGGCCTGCACCGGCTCGGCCGCTGGCCCGTAAACTCCGGCCATGGCCCGCCGCATGAACGCCCGCACCTCCGGGTGCAACAGACCGTAGGCGCTTGATAGAACGTGGAATCCGAGGTACTCGGCGATCGGCATGTTCGCTGCAGCCGCCCGGGTTGCAAGATCCGCCGCTTCCGGTACCGGCAGGGATATCTGCATGATTTCGCGGGGATTGCTCATGCTGTGGTTCTCGGACCAAGGTTGGCCGGGGCGGCGCTGCTATCGACCAGCGATTGCGGCATAGTCGCGAGCATGCCCATCAGGGCGAACCGCAACAGATCACGACAGGCCTGGGCCTCGGAAATGCCATGATTCATCCGCCGGTAGCGATGCAGCGCGTCGTACAGCTCGTCCTCGACGCGCGTCTTGATCTCGTTGCGAAAGGGTGTGAGCGGGCGTGCCATCGTCCCGTACCTCATCGAAAAAATGCCGGCCGACGCGGTGTGCTCGCGCGCCGGCCGACGAAACCCGGCTGGGGTTGCCGGGTGGGCAGGAAGGAATTGGCGGTTGTCCGCAGTTCGATAGAATGGTGATGCCACTCGACCGATCCACCGAAAGGGACAACCGTGAACTCGCTCATCGTTTCCGCCATCCAGAATCGTCGAGTTCTGGAGCTGCACTACCACGGCTACTCGCGCTTGGCAGAGCCACATCTGTACGGGCAGACGGAAGACAACCGCGATCGGCTACTTTGCTGGCAGATCGGCGGAGGAAGCCAGGCGAGCAAGCCGACCGGGTGGAAGCTCCTGTTCCTCGACGAAGCGCACCGGATATCCAGTACCGAGCGTTCGTTCGAACGTGCAAGGCCAGGATACACAGGGAGCGAACAAGGGTACCGACGCGTGTTTGCGAAGCTGTAGCTGCACCACAATCGCAAGGTCCAGGCCACTCGGCCGGCGCTCGAAACACGGCGCAGTGCGACCAGTGCTTGGCGCGGCTTTCGCGCGCCATGGAATCGGACGCCAACTCACGGGCACCGATCTCGATCTCGGCGAGAACACCTAGATCGGCTGCGCTGGCTCCAAGCGCCGCAAGCCGCTCGCGGAGGGTGGCGAACAGGTCGATCGTGGGCTGGTGCGGATGCCGGGAGGTCATGTCACGCCGCCTCCTCGACGGGCGCCGAGTGATTGGCGTCGGCCAGCTCCGGCCAGATTCGTGCCCAATCGTCGGGGCGAAGATCCTTGCGGGTGACAGCGCCGCCGGTGGCGCGCTCGATGGCGGCGCAGCGTTCGATGGGGATGCTCCCCCGGCGCTTCCACTCCCAAACCGACGGTGGCTTTACGCCACACAGGCGCGCTACGGCTGTGACTCCGCCAAGCGAATCGATGGCCTCAGTGACTTTCTCGTTCATGCCAAACATCTTAGGTCGGCCTAACCTTTGCTGTCAAGTTCACCGAATGCTTCGCGTGTTAGGCTTTCCTTATGAGCACACTGTCTGAGCGGGTCGCTGCGGCTCTGGCGCAGTCTGGCTTGAGCCAGGCCGAATTGGCCCGGGCTTGCAAAGTCACCCCGGTATCGGTGAACGACTGGCTGAGCGGGAAGACCCGGTCGATGAAGGCAGAGACCGCTATTGCCGCGGCCAGCGCGTTGAATGTCAGTGCGTCTTGGCTAGCACGTGGTTTCGGCGACCCCCAGCATGGGCAGCGGCCACCGAGTGATGGGATGCGTCACGCCAACACCGAGCCCGGCCCGCCGATCCGTGGCGCCGTGCCGCTGATTTCGTGGGTTCAGGCCGGACACTGGTGCGAGGTGATCGACAACTTCGCCCCGGGCGACGCGGAGGAGTGGCTCCCCTGCCCCGTGAAGCACGGTGCCAGGACGTTTGTACTTCGGGTGCGCGGAGAGTCCATGTGGAACCCGCACGGCCGGCCCTCGTTTCAAGACGGCGACCTGATCTTCGTCGATCCTGACCGCGACCCGGTCCACGGATCAATGGTGGTGGTGCGGTTGGACGACGAGCGGGAGGCGACCTTCAAGCAGTTGGTGGTCGAGGGGAGCCGGCGCTACCTGCGCGCCGCGAATCCTTCCTGGCCGGACAAGATCCTGCAGATTGACGGCGACGCGACCATCTGCGGGGTGGTGATTTTCAAAGGGGAGAGGGTGTAGATGCGCTACGTCGAACAGCGCGACTTCTACAGGCAGCCATCGAGGCGCGCCGAGCTGACCAACACGATACGCGTTGCTATATCTTAGGCGATATGAAATACTCTTCGTCAACGACGTTCTCGATCGCTCTGCATGACGATGCCGTTGACGATCTGGACCGTATTTACGAGCACGACGAAGACGCCGCGGCCGACATTGAAGCCTTCCTGGAGGAAGCAAGGAACAATCAGCACACGCTCGACAGCCTCACGCGCAATGGCTATGTCGACTACGGCAACTGCCCGTACAACGTCAAAGCATGGCAGGCTGCCAAGCGAATCCGGCTCAACCTGTGGCGCATCCGCTTGCTCTGGCTCACGGGCGACGCAGACCGGTATCGCGTGGTGTACGCATTTCACCCCGTCGAGCTCAGGTATTACGTTTTAGGAATCGTTGATCGAGAGTTTGACTATGACCTCAGCCACCCGATCTCACAGCGCATCCTCAACGCCTACGAGAACCTCGACATCCCCTGTTATTAGGACGGTCTTCGGGCCACTCAGCGCGCCCGCCAGCGGGATATCAAACGTGATCACGATCGAGCGCCATGTGGTACATGCACCACTGCCGGCCAGCTACACGGAGATCGACGCCGTGATCGAGAGGCACGAGGCCGATTCGCGCCGCGCCGCCGCTTTGGGTCGAGCTCGCCAGCGCTTGGCCGAGCAGTTGTTGGTCAACGGTGGGCCGATTACCTTGGCCGCGTTGCGCCTGCATAGCGGCTATTCCCAAGCTACCCTGGCCGCAAGGATGGGCACCTCACAACCAACCTACTCCAAGATCGAAGCCGGCAAGGTGGACGTCGCTCTGAGTACCATGGAAAAACTGGCGGACGCCTTGAGCGTTGGCCTTGATCAAATGGCCATCGCCATGGGCAATACGCGGAAGGCGCCATGAGCCGGCATCTGGAAGTCACCTTCTGCGATGACATTCGTGAAGAGGTCGGCGGCAAGCTGTCCTTCATGGGCATCTATTCAAATGACATGATCGTGCCAGGTTTCCCGTTCGTTCTCCCAAAGCTGTGCATCGCCGTCAACGTGGTCTCCTCCATCGAGGCTCCGGTAGAGCACCTACAGATCAACCTTTGCCAAGACGGCTTCGACTCTCCGATCATCGCTACTGATCCGTTCCAGCCACCACCCCGTCCCGACGCATCCGATGACGCCGCTTGGCAGGTTGTCACGATGATGCTGGTCCTTGCCCCCTTCCAGATCGACAAAGCAACCAAACTGCGCGTCATAGCCAAGACTGAGGAAGGCGACTTGCGCGGAAGATCATTGCGGATCGTCTGCGCGAACACATGACCGGAGAGAAGCTGTAGATGCAAGTTGGCGTTCGCGTTCCGGACGGCTCGGCCGTCGCCGACCTGCGCCTTGCGCGTGACCGTGACGGACAGGTATCGTTTGACTGGCGCATCATCGATCGCATCTGCTCTGCCAGCGGTATCGATCCAGAACGTTTTTCGGAATACCCCAGAGGACAACGTTTGCAGCCTACTGGTCGCGTGGTATGCCGAACACCTGTGCCGGGGTGGCGATCATGACCCCACAATGGACAATCTCATCGCCGAGATGATCGCTGAAGACGCAGCCGGCGGCTACTCCTACTGCTCACGCACGGCATAGCGTTAACCTTCGCAGATTCCGCTGTGCTCACTCCCGCCCTGCGCGGGATTTTTTTCGCCTCTGTCCCGGCGACCCCAGCTCGACCCCCCCCCCGCATGCCTGCACGATCTACCCCGCCATCCGGTTATCGCGGCCGCACGAAGCGGACCAGGGTCGGCCTCGCCGGGTCATGGCGCGCTACAACGCGGAAAAGCTTAGGGCTACCTATTGACAGCCAACTTAGGGCGGCCTAATATTCACCTCAACGGTTCGCGAGTGCATCAAGCCTCTCACCAAGGCTGCGGCGAGTCTTTCTGATCTCCACTCGACCGAATCAAGCGCAAAGCCGGCGTGTTTGGACAAGCGACGACCGGCAGAAGCGCTGCTCAGCGAGCCGTTGCTGTTGAGCGCCTTGGGGTGCCCGTGGATGTGCAAAGCCTGCCGCCAATGATCGGCGCCGATCGAGAGCGAGTCCGGACCGAAGGCACCGGCCACCACGAATCCACTCAGGACGCTCAACAGCAGCAAGTGCCACCGGATGCCGCGCCGGATGTCGCGGACTGATACAGAAAGGAACCGCTGCGCGACGGGAAAGAAGGGGCCCGGCGCTTGCTGCAACGAATGGCGACTAGCGGCCTACGGCTGGCGTAACGGGAGAACGAAAGCCCCGTGACGGCCCGGAGAGTACGGGCAACCAGGCCAGAAAAACGCCCGAGCGGCGCAATCAGCCGAGCCAAGACGCTGCCCACGGGCGGATGAGGCGAAGGCGATACCACTGGCACAACGGCCGGCGGCAGCCGGCGAGCTTCAACGAACCGAGAGAGGGAACGACATGGCTACATGGATCCTGCTCGCTGCGGTGCTGATCGTCGTCCCGGTGTTTGCCGGGCATGCCATCGCCGCCGGCCGCGGGTGTGAGGAACGGGAATGAAGCCCATCTGGGTTCTTCTCGCCCTCTTGGCCGCATTCGGCATCGTCGGCCGGATCGACTACGACGTCGAACTGCTGTCTGCCGAACTGCGGGCGGAGTACGTCCGGCAGTTCGCTGCGCAGCGGGCTGGAGTGACCAAATGAACGCTCGCGGCGACCTCCCCGGGCCAGGCGACGCCGCCACTTGGCCGGCTTGTTGCGGGGCGCCTGGAGATCCAACGTGCACCGACGTAGAGCCAAGCGACGAGGTAGAGGGGTCTCAAGACCTTCTCGCCGAGATCCGGCAACAGCTCGACCGCGCAGAGGCGGCCATGTTCCGCCGCGATTGGGAGAGCTACAGGCTGGCCATGCTCAACGCGCACGATATGGCCGGGAGCCTGTTCCCATGAGCGGCGCACCTTCGATCACCGTCCGGGCTTCCTCCTGGGGACCGCTGTTCGACTGCGGGTATCGGTGGGAAGGAATCCACATCCTCGGCATGCGCAACGTAGTCGGCCTGAAAGCGGCGCTCGGCACTGCGATTCACGCCGGCACCGCGGCATTCGACCAGTCGCGCCTCGATGGCCAGGGCATGACAGTCGACGACGCGGCCGGCGTGCTGGTCGACAAACTGCGCGATCCGGACAACGAGTTCGACCGAAACCGGGACGACCTCACCTTGCCAGAAGCGGAGCGCGTCGGCATCTCGCTCCTTTCCAAGTACTGCCTCGAGGTTTCCCCGCGGTACGAGTTCGTCGCGGTCGAGATGGACACCAAGCCGCTGGACATCGACTGCGGCTGGGGCGTGATCGTGCGGCTGACGGGCACCATGGACCGCGCTCGTATCCGCAAGGCGGAGCACGGCGTAGGTATCGCCGACCTCAAGAGCGGCACAACCGCCGTGGTGAAGCATCTCGCCAACACCAAGGGCCGCGCGGCGCAAGTCGGCACCTACGAACTCCTGTACGAGCACACCACCGGCGAGGCAATCACCGACGACGCCGAGATCATCGGGCTCAAGACGGAAGGCAAACCGGAAATCGCAACCGGATTGATTGCCGGCGCCAAGGCGGTGATGGTCGGCACCGACGACAGCCCCGGTCTGATCGATTTCGCCGCGGACATGTTCCGGACCGGCAGGTTCTTCCCCAACCCCTCCTCTCTGCTCTGCTCAGAACGCTACTGCCCGCGTTTCGGCACCTGCAGATTTCACTCATGAAAGGACGCACATGAATGCCCCCGCTCCCGTTACCGACCTCGCAACGCTCCGCAACCCTCCCCCGCCGCCTGATCTGAAGGTCGACTTTTTCTCCCGCAACGGCTTCGACCTGGCGTGCCGGATCGCCAAGGCATACGCCACGAGCGACGCAGTTCCGGCGGCGTTCCGGTCGTTCAACGTCAAGAAGAACAAGGATTTCTCGGAAACCATCGTCGAAAATCCGGCAGCCATCGGGAACTGCCTCGTCGCCATCGAGGTGTCTGCCAGCGTGGGGCTGTCCATCACGAGCGTCATGCAGAACGCGGACGTGATCGAGGGAAAGCTCCGTTGGTCGTCGAAGTTCCAGATCGCCGCCGTCAACGCGTCTCGGCGGTTCTCGCCCCTGCGCTTCGCTCTCAAGAATCTCGGTCGCATCAAGGCCACGTACCGCGAGAAGCAGAACTGGAACAAGGCTCGTGGCAGCTACGACTACATCGACCGAACCGTCGAGATCGACAACTGGGAATGCATTGCCTGGGCCTACGTGCTCGATGGCAAAGGCGCCCCGACCAAGGAGGTCGTCCAGTCCATTCCCGTCACCATGCAGATGGCGGTCGAAGAGGGCTGGTATTCCAAGTCGGGGTCGAAGTGGCAGGGCGCCATGCGCTTCCAGATGCTCCAGTACCGGGCCGGCTCATTCTTCGCGAGCATCTACGCTCCCGACGTGATCATGGGCATGGGGCGGAGCATCGAAGACCACTTCGACGCGATCGAAGTGGTGCGCCAGGAGGACGGCGTCTTTGCCGCAGCCGCGCCAACCCTGCAGGAGCTCCGTGCGGGCGCTGACTCCGCGCAGGACGGTCCGCAGCAAGGTGGGGGTGCCGTCAAGGGCGACACCCACGCTCAGATCGAGCACCAGCAGCCAGGCATGACCATCCCGCAGCAGACCGCGGCACCCGAGGCAGTCGCCGCGACGCAGGACGACGACGAGCGCGCCTACCAGCAGGCGCTCGCCGAGCAACTGGCCAAGGAAGAGCAGGCCGAGAAGGAAAGCAGGCTCCAGCGTCCGCGCCGCGAGCGCGGTGGGCTGGGCATCGAGTAACCATCAAGTTCAGGGATCGCGACATGAATGCACCAGATGACGTCAAGGCCGTGCTTGGCATGACCGCCGACACCGTTGGCAAGGATCTCCTGACCGCCCTGCTCCAGGAAATGAGGCTGCTCCCCGATGTGTGGGTAAAGCTGCCCAAGGGCAAGCAGGACGACATCATCGACCGCCTCCGGGACCGGGTGACCAGCAACGTCCGGATGGCCGTCCACTTGGTGGCGTCCCAAGGACGCACGGTCGTCGTCGGCGATCTCGAGCAGATCACGATCAAGGACGGAACCAAGGCGGTGATCAAGATCGGTCGCGGTGCCGAGTCGTTGCATGAACTCTACGACGCCCAGGGGAAGGCCGTCCTGATCGTCGTCTCGGACGCCGGCGATCACACGGGCGGTATGGATGAAATCCATGGCGAAGCCGATCAGCGCGGCCTCGACCTCGGGCACGAGTACCACGACAACGATGGCGGCGGGATGGACAAGCACGAGAACGACCGCGGCACGACGATCGATGGCGAGGTACCCCGATTGCCCGCGCCCAGCGACACTGGACCTACAGCGAAGGAACTGGACCAGGCTTTCGACGATGGGTACGAGGCCGCCGCCGCGGGAAAGCCGGAGAGCGACTGTCCGGTCATCAGTGGCGAGCTGGTCATCGAATGGCTGCGCGGATACCGGACTTTCCACGCAGGCAAGAACGCCAAGGGGAGGAAGGCATGAGAATCACCGCCATCCAGACAAATGGCTTTCTCGGCGCACGCGACGTCGACCTGAAGCTCACCAAGCCGGTCTGCCTCGTCGCCGGTCCGAACGGCTCCGGCAAGAGCAGCATCCAGGAGGCGGTGCGCCATGCGCTCACCGGCGAGTCAGTGCGCGTCGCCTTGAAAAAGGATTACCGGAAGCTCGTGACCGACGGCGCCGAAGTCGGCTACGCCGTCGTGGAACATGACGGCGAGCGCTCGGCGATCACCCTGCCCAACGGCGCCCACGAACACACCGGCAACGGCCGCCCGCCAGCCGCCGTTTCGTTCTGTCTCGACGCACAGCGCTTCGCCAGACTCGACGCCAACGAGCGCAGGCAGTTCCTGTTCGGCATGATGGATATTCAGACCGATGGCCCGAAAGTCACCGATCGCCTGGCCGCCAAAGGCTGCGATCCCGCCAAGATCGAAAGAATCGCCCCGTTCCTGCGGTCGGGATTCGACGCAGCCAGCAAGGAAGCTCTGGCCAAGGCGCGCGAGGCGAAAGCGGTCTGGAGAACGATCACCGGCGAGGCCTATGGGTCGACCAAGGCCGTCGCTTGGCGTGCCCAGAAGCCGCCCGTGGACGCGACGAGGCTGGCGCAGGCGCGCACAGAACTTAGCGCGCTCGGGCAGGAAATCGAAACAGCCTCGGTCTGCATGGGCGAAACTCAGGCGCGCTTCAGGGCATCTTCCGAGCAGGTCGCCAGAATCGCTGGTCTTCGCCAGAAGGCCAGCATGTACGCCAGGATCGCCGAGAAGCTGAATAGAGACCAGGCCGAACTGAAGAAGTGGGAAGGAAAGCTCACGGCGCTGCGTGGCTCCTTGCGGTCGCAAGAAGCCATTCCCTGTCCGGACTGCGGTGTGATGCTGGTCATGACGGATGGCGCATTGGTGCCGGCAGCACCGATGGCAACGGACACCGAAGATGATCTGGCTCGTCTGCCCGAGTACGAGCGCGCTCTGGAGCTGA